CTACGCGCTAAAGAGAAATGGAATAAAGATTAATGGACCCAGTAACCATAGCTTATATATGCTTCGGTACCTTATGGGTAATGGGGGCCATTACGTATTTATAAGATATGGCTAAGACACCTAGTAATGAATACTTTACTCCAGTAAAGAAAAGAACCAGTATTGGACACTCTTCTCGATCAAGACCCAAAAATAAGAAAAAGAGGCTAACATGGAAAAAATATAATCGACAAGGAAAAATATAAAAGTTATAGTGTATTTGTTAACAATAAGATCAATGGAGGTCTATCATGAAAGACGATAAAAATATCAATCAGCACAAAAGATTGGCTATGGGATTGCCCATTACCAGAAAATCTGGTGGTGCAGTAGGTAAAAAAGAACAAGGCTACAAAGATAGAAAAGATGAATCTATCGCAATGAGAGTTAAAAAGAAAAGAACTACAAAACAACTAAAAGATAGCGCCGATGAGTCTTACGGTAAATTTGGCAAAGGTACTGGCAAAGGAGTAATTAATAAACGTGGTGGCGGTGTTGCTAAACGTGGCATGGGACTTGCTAAGTAGTTAAATGCCAACTTATGCAAGTACAGCTAACTTTGATTTCTCAATTGATGAAATAGTAGAAGAAGCTTTTGAAAGATGTGGTCTTCAGGATCGTACTGGATACCAGTTAAAAACTGCACGTCGTTCTTTAAATCTTTTATTAGCTGAATGGTCTAATAGAGGACTTAATCTTTGGACAATACAAAAACAGACAGCGGCTTTAGCCGCTAATACTATTGAATTAAGTGGAACTTCTTTGTATGGAGCCACAGCTACTGATGCTTCTCAAATTGTAGAAATAACAGATGTAGTTATTCGTGATGCTGATAATAATGAATATAATTGTTCTCCTATAAGTAGATCTACTTATTTAAACTATACAGTAAAGACTTCTGGTGGAAGACCAACTCAGTATTATTTTGAAAAAACAATTAATCCTAAATTATATTTATATCCAGCAGCAAATGTAGCTTATACTGTAGTTTATTATGCAATGCTAAGGATGAAAGATTCAGGTGACTATACAAACAATAGTGAAATACCTTTTTCTTTTTTACCTTGTTTAACAGCAGGTTTGGCTTATTATATTTCAATGAAATATGCTCCTGATAGAATCTCCATATTAAAAGGGGTATACGAAGAAGAATTTAGAAGGGCAGCAGATACTAATAGAGAAGATGTAAGCTCTCGTTTTGTTCCTGGTAATACTGCTTTACAGTGGTGGAGTTAAAATGGCACGTTATTCATCAGGAAAATTTGCACTCAGAATATCAGATAGAGACGGTCAAGCGTATCCCTATAATGAAATGGTCCAAGAATGGACAGGTTTATGGGTTCATCAATCAGAATATGAACCTAAATCTCCTTTATTAAATCCAACTAATCATCCAACAGATGCACAATCTTTACAACATGCTAAACCTCAAGTAGTTAGTGTAATAGTTCCTTTATCTGGAATAAGTGATGTTAATCCTGTAACAGGGATTAATGGAAATACGACAGGTGTATCATTAGGATTATCAGGAAATTTATATGAGACAGAGATGCAAACTATTTCTCAATTTAATCCTATACCAGCTCCAGGAGCATGGGAAACAGTTCAAGTAAGAACAATGAGACCTTTATCAGATACTTCTCAAGCCAATCAAGATACGAGAATGATGAGTAGAGTAGGAACCGTAACAGTGAGTATAACATGACAACATATGCAGAATTAGTAGACCAAATAAGAAGTTATACAGAAACAGACAGTAATGTTTTAACTACTACTATTGTAAATGATATGATAGAAAATGCGGAACTCAGAATTTTTAGAGAAGTAGATTTAGATGTTTATAGAGATGATCAAGCTGCTACTTTAACAGTAAGTAATCCTTTTGTAGCTTTGCCTGGAACAACTCCTTCCACTTTTTCTTTTGTGAGGTATGCAACTATTTATAAAACCACAGGACCCACGGCTAATGATCGTATAAGATTACTTCAAAAAGACATATCTTATATGAATGAATATTGGCCAAATAGGACTAGCACAGGAGAACCAAAATACTATGGAATGTGGGATCAAAACAGAATTTATCTTGCGCCGACCCCTGATCATGCTTATACTATAGAATTAGCTCTGAATCGTAACGAAACAGGGTTATCATCTACTAACACCACGACGTGGGTTAGTCAGAATGCACCACAGGTATTATTATATGCTTGTCTTGTAGAAGCATTTAAGTTTCTTAAAGGACCATATGATTTACTTGCACAATACGAAAAAGGCTATCAAGAAGCCGTGCAACGACTTGCAATAGAACAACAAGGAAGACGAAGAAGAGACGAGTATCAAGATGGTGTTATTCGTTTACCTTTACCTTCTCAACAACCATAAAAGGAGATAAAAATGGCAATAGCACAGGCAGTGTGTAACACATTTAAAAGAGATCTGTTAAAAGGATTTCATGATTTCGCAAGTGGTGGTAGTACTTTTAAAATTGCTTTATTTACATCAAGTGCAAGTTTAGGTGCAACCACGGAAGATTATTCAACAAGTAATGAAACAACAAATGCGTCAGGTAGTGCTTACGTAGCAGGTGGACAAGCTTTAACTGGTCAATCCGTTACAGGTAGTACCTCAGCTTCAACAGCTTATGTTGACTGGAGTAATAATCCGCAATGGACGTCTGCTAGTTTTACAGCAAGAGGTGCAATGATTTATAATACAACGACTGATGGTGGTTCGGGAACCACGGATGCTGTTTGTATTTTAAATTTTACTTCAGATTTTACTGCGTCTAATGGAACGTTTACGATTACTTTTCCAGCGGCTGATACCACTAATGCAATATTAAGATTATCATAGGACAACGAAATGGCGTTTGTCCTTAATGATCGGGTAAAAGAAACCTCGACTACTACTGGCACAGGAAGCTTTGCGTTTGCTGGAGCGGTAAGTGGTTTTGAAACATTTTCTGCAGGTGTTGGAAATAGTAATACTACTTACTATGTTATAGCTCATCAAACAGCTAATGAATGGGAAGTAGGGCACGGGACCTTAGACGGATCAAGTGCTAACATTGCTAGGACTAATGTTTATACAAGTTCAAACAGTGATAGTGCTGTTGATTTTAGTGCAGGAACAAAAAATGTATTTTGTGCTTTACCAGCAAGTAAAGCAGTGGTGGAGGATCACAGCAATAATGTTTCAATTGGTAATAATTTAACTATTGGAGGAACACTTTCTCTACCAGATAATACTTCAGGTAAAATTCTAGTAGGAGATGGAGCAAGTTTTGAAGAAGTAGCTGTATCAGGTGATGCAACTCTAGCTTCAGGAGGTGCTTTAACTTTAGCTACCTCAGGAGTGAGTGCGGCAAGTTATACAGCAACAAATTTAACAGTAGACGCTAAAGGTAGAATTACGGCAGCATCAAGTGGAGCCGCAGGGGTTTCCGCTGGCTTCGTGATTGCAATGTCCGTCGCGCTCTGATACAAGGATAGATATGGCACAAGATTTTGAAAGAGCAGTTGCAGCGGATGGTTCAGGAGACGTAGCTATTGGTACAACTCCACGTACTATAATAACTGCAAATTCCGACGACGCTATAATAGGAATAAGATTAACAAATATAGTAACACAAACAATTCAAGCAGATGTCTATATTACTAGCACAGCTAGTGGTGGATCGGCTGATTCTTACATTGTAAAAAATGTAAGCATCCCTCAAGGATCCAGTATAGAATTGATTGATGGTGGCTCAAAAATTGTAATTCAAAGCACGGACGTTTTGAAGGCAAAATCTGATACTGCCAATAGTTTAAATGTTTGGGTATCATATATAGATAGTATAAGCACGTAGGAGAGTCATGGCGTATATAGGTCCAAGTAGTTCTGATGTATATAAATCAATGGCGACTCAGACCATCACTGGTGATGGTTCTGCGCAAAGCTTTTCTTTAGACCAATCAGTTTCAGATTCTTCTT